CGGGTCCATGTCATCGCCCGCCGAGCGGGCCGTGAAGTTCGATACCCAGTGCCACATGTGCTGCAGCGCCTCGGCCAGCGACGGGCTGAAATTCTTGTCCAGGCCGAAGACGCATCGAGCGAGGTAACCGGCGTGCCGGACCAGCTGGATGTCGCGCTCGCCGGCGGGGACCACGTCGAGCGGCTTCGACCGGCCCTCATGCGATAGCGAGATGCCCTTGACGCCCAGCGCATCACGCAGCTTCTGCTCGATGTCGACGCCGAGCGAGGGGATCTTGTCCAGAACCTCCCACAGGTTGCAGCTGGCGGTGTAGGCCTCGCCGGTGTCGGGGTGGATCGAGGGCGGCAGGACCAGTTGGTTGCCGAGGCCGAGGAACTCGCAGATCATTCCATCGTCGGACCTGATCTTGAAGTTCTTCTGGTGCTGCCACTTGAAGACGAGCGCGCAGCCCTTCTTGCCGACGCGCCGCCAGGGCGTGGCCGGCAGGCAATCCTCGATGATCGCGACCAGATCCTCGTCGGTGGTGTCGATATCGATCGCGCACAGACCCGAGGCGGGGCCGAACGGCAGGCCGATGTTCGAACGGGGATATTCGGACAGCCAGTGATCGCGCACTGCCGCGGACGGCATGTTCGTTCCGTACTGCGTCCACTCCGAAAGGATCGGAGCCTTGCTCTTCACCTTGAGCGGCATGGCTGGGATATTCGCTGCCCAATATTTGGGCGCGAACTCGCGAAAGATTGCTGTCATTGTTACTCCGTCAGCAGGGGGATCAGTCGAGATGCTCTTCGAGACGCTTTAGAAATTCGTCCCGTTTCTCTTCGGGGACGAGGTCTTCGAGTATGCCCATCACAGTGGAGCGAAACTCGATGACCTTGCGCGCACTTGTGAAGCGCTCGCGGATCGAGACGAGCTTCTCGAGGAGCTGGGTGCGGGTCTTGAGGATCGACAGCCGGGTGCCGGTGTCGAGCTGCTTGAGATCGCCTTCTTCCGTCTTCGCCATGTTGCGAAGCTCGGTCAGCATCTCCTTCGCTTCGATCTCGAGCTCGTTCGCGTCGTCCTCGGACAGCTCGTTCTTCTTGGAGGGGCGGCCGACCTTTCCGCGGGACGGCTTCTCGACGATTTTCTCGACGATCACCTCGACCTCGACTGGCTTGAACAGCTTCTCGAGCAGCTCGATCGTATCGTTGTCGTAGGGACAGTCGGGGCGACGCAAGTAGCCTTGCTCGGCGTCGCACGCGACCTTCAAAGTCGCGAGCCCTTGCAACACACCGAGGCGTAGGGTGGGGTAGCTCATTCCGAGCCTATTGCCCGCCGAGCCCGAATTTTTGCCAGCCAACTTTCTGGACTGACTAGGTCACTTCAAGCCACCATCCACAGTTTGTCCTTGTTCTCAGGACTCTCTCTCGTGTTCAGGCTCCGTGATGTTCGAGGAGCTCTACCAGGAAGTTAAGGCACGCTTCGGCACCGGCTCTTCGACCCAGTCGATGAGCGAATGGGTGGGCGCCAACACCACGATCAAGCGCGGAGTGCCGTTCACACCCTACCCCTTCCAGCGCGCCATCCTCGACGACATGCACCCGGACCTGTCCTGCATCAAATGCTCGCAGGTCGGCCTGACCGAGGTGCAGCTCCGCAAATATCTGGGCATCCTCACTCGCAACGAGGGGATCAGCGGCATCTTCACGCTGCCCAACGAGGACATGTTCAAGCGCGTCTCGAAGACCCGTCTCAAGCCAATCATGGACCGGGACGACATCTTCAACCCGTTGATGGACGTGAAGCCGATCCGTTCGGTCGGCCTGATCCAGATCAGGGACAGCTTCGGTTACATCACAGGCTGCGGCGAGGATGACGCCACCTCCATCCCGGCCGATTTCGTGTTCAACGACGAGGTCGATCTGTCTCCCGAAGACATGCTCGTGCTGTTCAACTCGCGAATGCAGAACTCGGATATGCGGATAAACCAGAAGTTCTCGACGCCGACCTTCGTCGGCTACGGGATCGACAAGAGCTACAAGCTCAGCGACCAGCGTGAGTACATGGCCCGTTGCACCGCCTGCAATCATTGGCAGGTGCCGCTGTTCACACCGAACTTCGTCCACTGTCCCGAGTTCGAAGCCCTCGACTTCAAGGAATTTACAGAGCTGACTCCGGAGATCATCGCGTCGATGGATCTCAGCGAGACCTACGTGAAGTGCGAGAAGTGCGGCCGTCAGATCGATCTGGCGAACGCCGAACAGCGTGAGTGGGTCGCGGCTTACCCCTCAAGGACCGCATTCAGGGGTTACTACGTCCGTCCGTTCTCAGCCGGCCGTCTCGACCCGCAATATTGCTTCGGCCAGCTCGCCAAGTATCTGGGCCAGGGCTTCCTTCGCGGCTTCTACAACACCGTGCTCGGCCAGCCTTACAACTCGGCCGAAGCCCAGGTGCAGCGTGACGACGTGCTTGCCTGCATGAAGGGCGGCGAGATCCCAGACGTTGGCGAGCGCCCGGTCTATCTGGGCGTCGACGTCGGCTTCCAGTGCTACCTCACCCTGTCATACGACGACGAGAACGGCCTGCCGGTCTGGGTTCTGTTCGAGATCGTGCCCTATGCTCGGCTCGAGACGCGCATCGCCGAGCTCCGCAAGCAGTTCAACCTTATCCAGGGAACGATCGACCGCTTCCCGTTCACCCCGACGGCCGACGCGATCCGGGATTTCACCGGCGGGTTGGTCATGCCGATCCAGTATCGTGGAACCGCGGCGCTCCAGCCGCACAAGGACGAGCTCGGCGAGCTCACGCACTACTCGGCCAACCAGACACTGATCTTCGATCGGATCCTCTCGTCCATCAACCAACGGAAGATGGTGATCAGTGGTTACACGCATTTGCAGGAGACGCTCATTGCTCATCTCTGCGACATGGTCCGCGATGAGAACCCTGACGCCAACGCTGACGCAACGTGGAAGAAAACGTCGGGCAACGACCACTTCTTCCACAGCATGGCGTTCAATCTTCTAGCCCGAAGGATCTGCGAACACATGTACCAGACCCATAGCGGCACTGTCGCAACCAGCTCCCTCATCAGTGGCGTCGAAGTCGGCGCGAACCAGGGCGGCATGAACCTTCTCGGTAATGCCGCGCGCTCATCAAGGCTCGGAAAATAATGGCGTCGTTCAATCCGGTTAAGCTGATCCTCCCCAAGGGGAAGGGGGTGAAGGGCGGGAAGTCCTACACGCCGACGTTCAACCCGCGGAACCCCGTGCTCCGCGCGCCGACCTATCGTGAGCACCTCACGGACCTTTACAGCTCGCGTCAGGCGAACGACTCCCGCGATCTTCTGAACGATGCCGTTCGGCACGACCCGGACGTCTCCGGCGCCGTCCACGCTTACCTGACCATCGCCGGCAGCGCCGACCTGGTGATCTATGCTTACGACGCTAACGACCAGCTCGATGTCGAAGGCATCAAGCTCGGCCGCGCGCTGCTCAACCAGATCTGCACCGTCAACGACTATTCGATCGGCTTCTCGAACAAGCCGCTGCTGTCGAGCATCCTGTCGGATCTGCGCTACTTCATGCTGCTCCGCGGAATGAACTCGGCCGAGCTCGTCTTCGACAAGCAGATGGTGCCGAGCGAGCTGCGACTGGTCGATCCCAAGACGATCGTCTGGAACGAGAAGCAGCCGGGCGTCTTTGCTCCGACGCAGAAACCGGCCGGCGCCCAGGTCGAGATCGATCTCAACATCCCGACCTTCTTCGTCAGCCGGTTCCACCAGAACCCGACCGACATCTACAGCTTCTCGCCCTTCGTGTCGGCGATCAACACGATCGCCGCGCGGCAGGAAGTGATCAACGAGCTCTACCGGATCATGAAGGTGGTCGGTTATCCACGCCTCGACATCCAGGTGCTCGAAGACGTCATCATGAACAATGCGCCGGTGACCGTTCGCAACGATTCCAAAAAGCTGCGCGAGTTCGTCGACGCCGAGATCGCGAAGATCGCCTCGCAGATCCAGAACATCCGCTCCGACCAGGCGCTCGTTCACTCGAGTGCCGTCGAGGCCAAGATCATCAACGAAAAGAACCCCGGCGCCGGCATGCAGATCACTCAGGTGATCGAGGTGCTGGACGCTCAGAACCAGGCGGCGCTGAAAGTCATGCCGGCCGTCATCGGCAAGGCGGATGGCGGGCAGGTGGCGGGCACGGAGGCGCGGCTCTTCGCGCTCGGCGCGGACAGCCTCAACCGCTCGGTCTCGGAAATCATCACCAAGGCGCTGACG